AATCTAAATCGACTACTAGTTTCCTGAAAAACGATAGTCGATCTAGATACTTCTCCTTCCCGTAAAAGAAGTACTCGCGAAGAGCGGTCTCGATCACACATATACTATGCGCCCGTGGATCTAGCAACCCCTCATCCAGTCGTGATGTCAACATCTTATCGATGGATGAGTGATCCAATGGGCAAACTACAGCGCATATATCAGGATCGTAGATAAACTTCCTCTTGAGAAAACTGGCATCTTTGATGTGTATGTATGGGACGCTTTCGGCCTCTTTTTCAGCCATAGTGTACTCAACACCTATAGCTTTCAATATAACGGATATGCGCGTATGATTGAAATTTGGGCAATCATCCGAGACACTCATGATATTATCGTCACCATATGTTGCCAAATTAACATGCTTTCTAAAGGTGCGTACATCACACCCAGAAATGTGATAATACGCATATCGCATATATAAGGTATTGACTAAACAATTTATAATAACTGTTAATGGATGCCCAGATGGGTTACCCTGAATTTGAATCAAGTCGCCGTTAAAATCGATAACCGGAAATGCTGTATCGTAAGCAATGCATCGTATATACTGTATGTCTTCCTCTGGCCATCCAGCACGCGCGGCCATTCTCTCTAGAATGCGAAAGGCACTTAAAATGAAAGCTGCAGCCATCTTTTTATCAAACTTGCCATAATCACCTGCAACTATTTTGTGTGTTCCATGCTTTGTCAAGTATGTGTAAAGATTACCCCATTCTTTCGATTGAGCAACGATACCAGGCATGGCCTCAAAGACGAAAGGATTATTTTGAATAAGTCGAATATGAGACAACAAATACATCCTAACAACGATAGACCAGGCAAATTCACCACCGGTAAAGACACGCGTCTTACCAGATTCTATTTTAGAATAAGGCATAGGTGTATCTTTAAGATGTCCACAAAATTGTGGATGGTATTGTTTCCCTTCATCGTAGCAAGAACGAATATCGTCAACTCGTTGTTGAATTACAGGGTCCACAGCAGCAATCTTGCCTTCAGGTGTGATCTCTATTAAATGCTTTTTGGATTTTTTAAAGGGATTGCCGGCACTAGTGGATGTGTTCAACATATCAACGAATGTAACACCATCGACGCCGTTCAATGCGACATCTTGGGTGTACACTTCAAGTTTCAGATTTTCTCCATCGATGACACTAATGATGTCCTCAAAGAAGGCATCTTCACACTTATCGAGCACATCATTATTAAATGAGTATTGCGGTGCTGTCATATCTTTGAGAGCCAAGTGCCAAGGTTTCCAAGACATATCCGGAGCGCCATTTTCTTTAGCATATCCTGCTTTCATGACATAGTCAGCAATATAGGTATCTGCGACCTTAGATTTGTGCTTTGGACGATAACCAGTGAAGCTACCATAAACTGTAGCTGTACCAGATTCGATGAAACGCAAACATGATTTGATATGAACATTAGTGACATTTCGCTCGTAACCCGGTGCACTTATTGGGATAATATCTCCGCACTCGACCTGAGCATGAAACTCGGCAATATATGGTTTCAACATATCCTGCGAGATATGCTGCAAGAATACACCACCATCCATGCTCCCGGCTGTGTGGGTACCCAATAGAACTTGTCCCTTGCCTGTATCCACAACACATACTGTGCCGCAGTCACCAACAATAGTGGGAAATTGCACTCGTCCATGATAACCAGCTACACCAAAGACTGGACACCGTCCAGGCCCTTTGATATTAACTACATCCATAATTGCTCTTTCTCCATTTTTGCTAATAGTGTGGTACTTACCTGAGAAGCATCCTCTAATAACGTCTTTATTTGGAAAATACTTCACTAAGTTAGGTCCTGGAGCTATTGCTCGAATCTGCATTATGGCAAGATCCGTGTTGGGTATGCGAGTGATATCTTTTGAGCAAAATGTGATTTTCGTTATATTGCGAGAAACATTTTGATCACAAGGATCTAGCACAACGTCAACAACCCCAGTGTCGTACTTAATGACATGATTATTAAGAAGCCATAAGTTACCCACCAAATTGAGCCCAACACCCGCTGAAAATTTACCTGGCATCTCAGTGAACTGAACCTTAAACTTTGCTGTGTTTCTAATAACTAGTTTAGTTAAAACATCATTTTGTGCACACTTTGAGGCCGACGATAATTCAACATCTGATAAAACATAAGGATTGTTGTAGTAAAATGTTGGTTTCTCTTGATTGGATGGAGTAGGTATAACGCCCACATTGCCCTGATCTTCATACGCTGCGTGTTGTTCGGCC